CGGTACTCATTACACACATTGTTACCGTTGGCCTTTTTCCGGTGGTGACTGGATCATTGGTGGATCAAGTGAATACTTCGGGAATCCCACAAGTGAATTATGCGGACACAATGAGAAAGCAATTAATAATGCTAACGTAATAAAAGATTATTTTTTAGCGCAGGGGTGGACAATAAACGCTATTGCGGGGCTTTGTGGAAACATACAGCAGGAAAGCACTTTTAACCCTGCATTACAGGAAGTAGGTGCAGGTGAAAATGGTGGACATGGCCTTGTACAATGGACACCGCCAACGGATTTATTTCATGTCATGGATGTATTGTATGGAAGTCATGCTGATTGGACGGACGGGCAAAAACAGTTGAGTGTTATATATGCGGAATTTCAGCAAAGCACTGGAATTAAAAACTGGGGAATCGAGCCACAATGGTATCCTAGACATGGATATAATTTGACGTGGAGAGAATGGACACAGAGTACCGCAGATGCTGGGTATCTGGCTATGGCATTTCAAGAAGAGTATGAGAGGCCATATGTAATTCATCCGGAACGAGAAGCATATGGTCAGAGGTGGTATAAATATTTTACGACAGGAGAGTGAGATAATGTTTGGATGTAATATGGGTGTTGGGGCTCCTGTGATGTATAATTACATCAATCAGTATAATAGTAACATAAGCCCGAGCACTAACCATTGCAAAAATACTCAGTTATTTTGGTATTTTCAAAGGTATTTATTGCAGAAAGCTATTTCTGTAATGAAATGGGAAGTACCGGATACCTGGGATAGAGATTATTTTTTGTATTGTTTATATTGTTGGGGTACAGTTGCGATCATCAATACGGACAAGTTTGGTGTAATTCCACAGGGATGTACACTCAAGGGATACAATGTTTTTTACAGACCAGCACAGGCAGTGATTAGCAACCCATTATTAAAAGGTTTGATTGAACCTGTAATTGGAGAACAGTGTGTTCTTTTCAAGTGTACCGCTGACTATGGTGGAATCATGGATTTAGTAGGAAGATATGCGAATGAAATGGCTATCGCTATGGAATCATTAGACATGAACGTCATGAACAGCAAGCTTGCGTATGTTTTCAGAGCAAGGAATAAGGCAGGAGCGGAAAGTCTGAAAAAAGTCATGGATCAGGTCATGAGAGGTGAATTGGCTGTTTTCTATGATGAGAAATTGAGAATACAGAGAGGGGATCAGACGGAAGAACCGTGGGATTATTTTGTGAACAACTTGCGACAGAATTATATTGCAGGTGATGTTCTGGACACATTGCGAAGATTGGAAGAACTGTTTTGTACTGAGGTTGGTATTCCCTCTGCCAGATCAGATAAGAAAGAGAGAATGATATCTTCCGAAGCTGAAAGCAATGATGTGGAAACTTCAACTAGAATGGAAATGTGGTTGGAGGGATGGCAGAAAAGTTGTGCAGATGTTAAAAAGATGTTTGGCGTTGAGGTGAGTGTTAATTGGAGACACAACCCTAGTGAAAATCTTCCACGTGAAACATCAGGAGGTGATGATATTTGAGTTTATTAACTGTTGAGGGATTATATAACTATGATAACACATTGTTTGACGGGTTCAATGTTCCTGAGGGGCTTGTAAAACAGATTGCTATTGATACGATTTTGATGCGAACAAGGGAATTGGAGATTTTATACCCAGATTTTACTTATATGAAAAATCGTATTACGATATGGAGTAACAAGTATCAGATTAACTGGAAAAAGTTATATGATACAACAGTGTTAGAATACAACCCGGTCGAAAATTATGATCGCATGGAAGATTGGACAGACACTGATGATGAAACAACATCAAGTGTCAGAGACAACACACGGAACTCTAACAACACAGTAAAAAGCACTAGCACAAACAAGATCATGAACAATGTTAACGTAACAGATCAGAACACAGCATTTAACGCAGGGCTTGCGGATCACGCAAAACAGATCACAGACGGAGACACAACCGAAAATGGAACTATCACCAACACAGAAACCGGAAAAGACACGGAAAACGAAAATGTAAACGGAGGTAGAACTGTAAAGCATACAAGAACTGGCAGAGCACATGGAAACATTGGAGTTACAACGTCACAGCAGATGATTCAAAGCGAAAGAGATTTAGTTGTATTCAATTTATATGATGTGATTGCAGAAAGTTTTATTGAAAATTTTTGCTTAATGGTTTATTAATAGGAGGTGTTTTATATGAGTATGGAAAATTTAGGGCCTTACACTAATTTTCATGAATTAAATCAGGATTGGTTTTTATATGAATTTAACAATGTTATTAAACAATGGAAAGAAATGCATAAAAATTTTGACAACTTGCAGGATGGTTTTAACGATCTAAAAAATTATGTAGAGGATTATTTTAAGAATCTGAACGTACAAGATGAAATCAATAAAAAATTAGATGATATGATAAAAGACGGAACATTGTATGAAATTATCAACACTGCAATAGGTAATGATTATATTAGCATTAAAAATTATGGATGTGTTGGTGATGGCGTTACAGATGATACGGAGGGTATTACTAGGGCAATTAATTACTGTATTAAAAATAACAAGATTTTATTCATACCTATAGGAGATTATGTTGTCAAGTCAAACCTTCCAGATTTACCCGAACATTTCACGATAAAAGGTGTGTCAGTCGGAAATAAAATTAGTGGATATGCAAGTCGCATTATTGACTTACGGCAGTCTACAACACCTTTACTTAATCTTGTTATTGAAGGTACAGTTGGTGGAAACATTGAGGACATAGTATTTGATGATAAAAACCATGTGCCAGGAAAAACCTGTATATATAGAAAAGGGGGAGGATGGACGTTCTTTATAAATCGATGTTCTTTCTTTTCATATGATACCGCACTATATTTAATTGGCGACGACGGGAGAATTAACGACTGTCAGTTTGCTCTTTGCGGCTCTAACACCAAAATAGCAAATAAACCAAAATATTGCGTCATACTTGATCAGTCAAATGAAAAACGATTCAATGGGTGCCATTTTGAACACTCAAGATTTATGGTACACATACTAGGGTCTAGCTATTTCAATACGTTTGAAAATTGTAAATTTGAACAGGGTACTACTAACAGTAATGTTGACAGCACTCTACCCGTAATATGGATTGAGAGTACACAAAATAATTACACCAACACGTTTAATAATTGTGCATTTCACGCGATAGATATAGAATACTATATCGAACACAATATTGTAAAGAAGTACGAAGATATTCCTTATATGATTAAATCTAAAAATGATTCAAATATTATCATTAATGGTTGTTCCTTCGTGACGGGCCCTGGAAGTGGTGACACAATCTACAAACAATTTTCACAGGGGAAATTCTTAAAATGCGTATTTGCACAAATAGAAAACTGTGCGTTTATTCGCCCCGCTTATCTAACCTATGCTTTAGAATTTACAAACGCAATTTTAAATAACATTTCGTTTGAAATGTATTTTACTGGTAGTTATTCGCTTTCAGCTTCTGGTGGAAATACGCTAATTAATAGAACATTCTATCCATATAATTTTTACAATGTTAGTAATGCTTTTATTAAACTAGGTGAAGGTACCCCTGTTCCAGTAGTGTTAGACAACAACGGCACACTTAACTATATGTCTAACATAAGTCAGTCCTATAAATGTAAATATAATTATTTTGCCCCGTATATGACGTTTGAAATACATCCTCTAACATCACCATTTAACGGTGTGTGGGATGTAACCGTATTAAACCCGTTAGAGGGGTATAACTTTGGTACGTTCAGCTTCGCTGTTGAAAGTAAAAAAATTACTATTATTGACACGACAAAATTTATCAGGCATAGTAACTATAATATTACTATAGGTATTAAAAATTCTACAATATATGTGTTCGTTCCAGGAAGCTCAAATAACTCTAGAGATGTGGTATTTCGCAACGAACAACCTTGTAACATTTACATAAATTCTGAGGTTAGAAATATACTTGATGACCTTGAAACGTCTGAAACAGTTA